TATAGATTCTGCTGCGAGTGTAAAAGCAGAGGCGAGTCAATTTTCGCAAACGTTTGGAGAGTTTGGAGGAGAGGCAAGCGCCGCAATTGGAAAAGTAGCGAAGTCGTCAGGCATCTTAGACACTCGGCTGAATACTCTAGGGGCTCAAATATATGCATTTGCAAAATCATCTGGAGGAGACGCCGCGGAGAGCATGGCGTTGATGGAAACGGCATTGCAGGCGACAGCCGACAGCGCTGCCTACTACGACCGCAGTCTGGAAGATACTGCTGAAAGCTTACAAAGCTTTTTAAAAGGAAATTACGCAAATGACGCAGCCCTTGGTCTCTCAGCAACAGAAACCACACGGAATGCGGCTGCAATGGATTTATTTGGAAAAAAGTTTAATGACCTGTCAGAAATACAAAAGCAGCAGACACTTTTGCAGATGGTTGTAGACTCCCAAAAGCTTTCTGGAGCAATGGGCCAGGCGGCAAGAGAAGCAGATGGATGGGAAAATGTACAAGGAAATCTCAATGAAGCATGGAGACAATTTCAAGCAAAAGTTGGGGCACCTTTTTTAGAGCAGCTCGTTCCGGTTATTCAGCAGATTACTGATTCGTTTTTGGAGTGGCAAGAATCATTTGATTGGGATAGCTTCGGGCAGACAATCTCAGACTTCGTGAGTATGCTTATAGAAAATGGTCCGCTTATTGTATCTATTGTCTCAGGCATTGCCACCGGCTTTGTGGCCTGGAATGTGGCCTCTATGATTCAGGGTGTAGTCTCAGCAATTAAAGGGATTACAACAGCAAATGAGGCAGCGGCTGCATCTCAAGGTGTTTTGAATGCAGTGATGAACGCGAATTCATTCGTACTTATAATTACTTTGCTTTCTGGCCTTATTGTTGCAATTATTACACTTTGGAACACCAACGAAGACTTTAGAAACAGTGTGATCGAAATATGGACCAACATAAAAGAGACAGTATCTGACGTGGTGCAATCCATCGTTTCATTTTTTACTGTAACTTTACCGGGCGCTTTCCACCAATTAGGAGAAAAAGCCAGCAGCATTGTAAAAAACATAAAGCAGACATTTATAAACATGAAAGATAGTATTGCAAAGACTGTAATCAATATCAAAGACACTATTGTAAACGGAATTGGAAAAGCAATAGAGTGGATCACTGAATTGCCCGGCAAAGCAGTTGGTTGGGGGCGTGATATGATTCAGGGCTTTATAGATGGCATTAAGTCTATGATAAGTAAAATTGGAGACGCTATTTCTGGCGTTGCAAATAAAATCGCCAGTTTTTTGCACTTCTCTCGGCCTGATATTGGCCCGCTGCGAAACTATGAAACATGGATGCCGGACATGATCAAAGGCATGGCGGCTGGAATCAAAGAAAATGCCCATTTGCTGGGAGATGCGGCAACGGTTGCAGCTGAAAATATTGCGTACCCGATGGCAAGCAATAGTACCATAGATTACGGTGGCATTAATATCAAAATTTATGGTGCCGAGGGTCAGGATGTAAACACGCTGGCTGATATCGTAATGCGGCGCATGGAAAGCGCGGTCGGTCGAAAGGAGGCTGTGTGGTGATTTATTGGGCAGGGAAAAGTTCTGATGACGTAAAAGTGGTTGTTGAAAAATATCCGCAGAAAACAATACCACAACGTAAGGTCTCTGCCATCACCGTGCCGGGAAGAAATGGAGACCTGTTGCAAGACGAGGGCGCTTACAGCAATTATACTCAACAATATGATGTCTATTTGTCCGCAGAACGTCAAAAGCTCCCTAAGATTGCACACGCCGCGGCGGAATGGCTTTGTAGACCCTCCGGCTATAATCGGCTGGAAGATGACTACGATCACGACGTTTTTAAAATGGCTTACTTTTCGGGTCCGGTGGACATTGAAAATATTTTTAATCGTTTTGGACGGGCTACCCTGAATTTTGTATGCAAACCGCAAAGTTTCCTGAAATCAGGTTTTTCCCCTCTCTCTTTTTTATCTCCTGGAACGATACACAATATCACGGTATTTCCCGCTTTGCCGTTGATTACTTTATACGGCAGCGGACCGGCAAGCCTACAGATTGGCACATATAGCGTGGCGATTTCCTCCATCGATGAGTATTTGACTTTGGACTGCGACACACAAAATGCCTACAAGGATACACAAAATAAAAATGCAACGATTTCTGCGGATGAGTTCCCCACCCTCAAGGCTGGGGACAACAGTATCGGATGGAACGGGAAAATTACCCGCATTGAGATCGTCCCGAGGTGGTGGACATTATGACCCCTATACTTTATCCCTCTACAGAGGAGGATTTTAAAAACAATGGGATTGGCATTTTATCTGACGCCGTAAAGTGCATAGTGACCGAAGAACGTAATGGAGCATTTGAGCTGGAAATTACATACCCAATAGACGGCATCCATTATGATGAGATCAAAACGCGCCGTCTGGTAATGGCAAAGCCAAACCCCATTGATGACCCACAGCCATTCCGCATATATCGTATAACCAGACCGCTGAGTGGCCTTGTTACCATCTACGCAGAGCATATTAGTTACGATCTTTCCGGTATTCCCGTATCTCCATTTTCCGCATCAAGCGCAACAGAAGCTATATCTAAGTTATCTACTATGGCAGCCGTTGAAAGCCCGTTTGTTTTTTGGACCGATAAATCTAATACCGGGACGATGACCGTTTCGGTTCCCTCTTCCACCCGGTCATTACTGGGTGGAAGTCAGGGAAGCGTGCTAGATATCTACGGCGGAGAATATAAGTGGGATCGCTATATGGTGCGCCTATATAATGCCCGCGGAGCAAACCGAGGTGTGTCTATACGTTATGGCAAAAATTTGACTGATATTCAGCAGGATGAAAACATCTCAAATGTATATACGGGCGTCTATCCATATTGGGTGGATGCTGATGGAAATTTGACGCAGTTGCCTGAAAAGATTGTAAATGCGCCCGGAACTTATGATTTTATCCGAATTTTGCCACTAGACTTATCCGAAGAATTTGAAGAGGCTCCTACAGAAGCTGAACTCAAGCAAGCAGCAGAAGCCTACATAAAATCAAACGAAATTGGTGTTCCGCATGTTAGTCTGACCGTGAGTTTTGTCCAGTTGGAGCAAACAGAAGAATACAAAGGTATGGCATTGCTGGAAACGGTGTTATTGTGTGACACTGTAAATGTAGAGTTTGCTCAACTAGGTGTATCGGCGACCGCAAAATGCGTTAGGACCGTCTATGATGTTTTGCTGAATCGTTACGATAGCATCGATCTTGGAGACGCTAGAACAAATATTGCAGATACCATAGCAGAGCAAAAAAAAGAAATTGAAAAAGCGCCGAGCACAACCGATATGTGGAAAGCAATTACCAATGCTACCAACATCATCACTGGAAATAACGGTGGGTATGTGGTGCTGCACAGCTCTACTGGCAGCAAAGAGCCTGACGAAATCCTTATTATGGACACGCCGGATATCCAAACGGCGACAAAAGTATGGCGATGGAACAAGTCCGGTCTCGGCTACAGTTCAGCGGGCTATAACGGTCCGTATGGACTTGCCATGACAGCAGACGGATCTATTGTGGCCGATTTTATCACCACTGGCATCTTGACCGCAAATCTCATTAAAGCGGGTATTTTGCAGAGCTTTAATGGGGCCACATCAATCAATATGGAGACCGGGGTTGCTTCTTTGACGGGATCTCTAGCTACCACGTTGCAATCAGTTGGCGGTCAAAATTACAAGGCGGAAGTCCGTGGAACTGGCATCTCTTTCTATCAAGATGACACAGAAATTGGTTATGTGGATGTGAGGCTTATGGCTGGGCAACCTATTTTGCTTGCAAGATTAAACAGCATTACCGGAGATTCTTTATATTTTAAAAACATTTGGTTGCAAAGAAGCGACGACACTGCATTTACAGCTTTTTCTGTTACTTCTGGCGGCGCTCTTGAAATTGGAAACTTAGGGTCATTGTATATTGGGGGAATCGGCGGAACCGTTGCGTGGAGAACAGTTGAACTGGTGACGGGCGGCACGGCTCTGGCACTTTGTCAAGTTTGAGGAGGCGAAAAATTGGAAGCAACAAAACAGATAGCCCTTGATATGCTGGCGGTGGGTATCCCGCCTGCTGTCGAGGCAAAGCAAAACGATACCGCTCGCGTGATCGCGGCAAGCCTCTACGCCGGCGGCAATGTGTTTGACGTTCCGGTTGGGGCCATTGCGGTTTTTCGGTATCGTAAGCCGGATGGTACCGCAGGCTTTTACGATGCTCTGCCAGATGACACCCCGGCGATCTCCATTGAGGGAAACGTAGTAACAATCCTGCTGGTTGAGCAAGTCCTGACTGTACCAGGTGACGTGCAATGTGAAATCAACTTATACAACACCGCAGGCGAAAAGCTCACCACGTTTACCTATTGTCTACGGGTGCAGGCGTCCGTCCTCACAGATGCGGAGATCATATCCAGCGACTATTTTAACGTACTCTCCGAAAAGGTGGCCCAGGCACTCCAGGCCGCAGCTGACGCGGCAGCCAGCGCTCAGGAGGCAAAGGACGCAGCAGCATCCATTAACCCAGGTACATACATGCAAAAGACGATGTACGACCCGGAAAATAAGCAAAAGCCCTACATCCCCGCAGATGAGGCGTTAAGCCTGGAATCCTATGGCGGTAGCGCAGTGGGAGTAGTGTCAAAGGCAGACGTGGCCGCCGCCTGCACCGGTAACGCGGCCACGGCGATAAAGCTGGCCACAGCGCGCAAGATCGGCAGCGCCAACTTTGACGGCAGCGAAAATATCACGTTGGCGCAGATGGGGGTCTCCAACCCCAATTTGTTGGACAACAGTGATTTTATAAATCCGGTGAACCAGCGTGGGCAGGCGAGCTATACAGGTGGTTATTGCATTGACAGATGGGTAGTCTCAAACTGCGTGTATACGGTTGCCACTCGAAAACTTATGCTTACTCCCACGGGAACAGCGCGGGCGGCGGCTAATATGCAGCAAGCTATATTATGGAAGAGATATTTTGCGGAGGGCGATATAATAACCGTTTCTGCGAAGATCAACGGAGAAGTATTTTCTGTTTCGGCTGTTTTCCCAGCTCCTACGGGTAGCGCCTTTCCTTATGCTGCTGTGGACATATCAGATGAGTATGAACTATCGTTGTGGCGCAATACCAACCAAGAACATATGTCAGTGGTTATCCAAAACAAGGAGGGCCATTCAGCGCAGGGAACGTTTACGGTTGACTGGATAAAGCTTGAAAAAGGTAGTATTGCCACTCCGTATATACCGAAAGGGTATGCGGTGGAATGGATGGAGTGCCGCAGATATTATCAACATAGATGTAGAGCAATAGCAATAAAAAATAATATTGATTATTATTCTATTACCTATTGGCATGGGATGGGTAAAATTCCAACTGTTAAACTTTTAGAATTTAACTATGCGGGAAGCGGAACTGTCGCAAATTCTTTTGGGGCAAATGATACTCTTAATTGCAATGAAGAGTGGTGTTCCATCGCGAAGTTGACGAATTGTACAGCATATTCATCCGGCATGCTGATTTTCTCCTTGTCAGCAGATTTATAGAAAAGTGGAGGCGAGAAAAATGCCAGAAAACATGACGGCCTACGCACCGTATGACAGCGAGGGCAAGCGGAGGCCGCTGGCCTATCCGATAAAGTGCCAGTAGGATTAATTACTGCGCAATAAAACAAAATCATCAGAGGTAAATTAGATGGAACAAAACGGCATCGACGTCTCAAAATATCAAAACGCCATCGACTGGCCCAGGGTGGCGGCATCGGGTGTGTGTTTCGTCTTTGTGCGGGTTGGCTGGGCAGGGTATGAGGGCGGCATCGACGAGGGGCTGGACCCCTGCTTTGCCCGCAACATGGCGGGCGCGGCCGCCGCGGGGCTTGCCGTGGGGGCCTACG